ATTCCTGCTGAAAAGCTATCAACTATATTGCCTGTAATACTATTTAAAAGTGTATCACCAAAGTCCCCAATATTAGATTGGCCCTTTAGTAAGGAACTTAAACCAGTATTAAAGTCACCACGGACATTAGCTGCTGCAGCATCACCAGTCTTTTTTGTAAAGTTTGCTCTAGCCTCATTACGAATAGCTTTTAACTGATCGACAGTTTGTATTTGTAGGTCTATAGAAAGCTGTTTTAATAGAATATCTTTTAAACTAGCTACTGCAATTTCTTGTAAACCAATACCTTCTGTAACACCATCTTTAAGAGACCTATTTAAATCGTTACCTGTTTTAAGTAAATTATCTACATTTGTAGTAGTTCTATTTAAAATTTCAGAATCTTTAGATAGTTTTTCTAAATTATACTTAGAAGTATCAATACCTAAAGAGCTTAATTTATTTGTTAATTCCTGTAGAGCACTTTGTTTTGTACTAGCAACGTTAATTGCTTTTATTATTTCTACCGTACTCTGTTGAGGTGCAGCAGGGGCTGCTTTATTAGAAAGAGAATCTACAGCCTTTTTAAATTGAGCAATATCTTGTTCTCTAATAGATTTAATATAAGATTGGCTTTGCACAAACTTTTCTTTTGTTTCTGGCTGGCTAACAAAGCTATCGATTTTGCTATTAATCATTGATCGAGGTACAAACCTAGAAATAGCACCCCTGTCTTGGGCATCGTATGCAGCATCCTTAAATGCTTTTGTCAGTAAGGTTAATCCTTCTTCTGTAGATAAATTAGCATCTATTGATTTATTTAAAGCGTCTATTAAGAACTTAGTATCTAAGTCAATATTATTTACCTTTTGTATACCGCCCTTTTTATAATCAAAGGGTAATGGGTTTTGAAGTGGAGGGGTACCTTGAGCAAATGCGGGTAAGCCAGAGTTAATTCTATCTAACAAGGCTCTATTATCTGCAGTTGCTTTTGCATTAACAACAAACTCGCCATTAGACAATCTTGCTAAAATAGAATCAGAGGTACCTGTACCTGGCCCCATAATAGATCCACCATTTGCAAATTGTTTTATAAAGCTAAAGTCGAGTCTCTTACCCTTCTTAAGACTAGCTTTAAAGTCACCACCTAAGAGATCAGTAGAATAGCTTAAGTTACCTGTGGCTAAAGCAGCTGCCCCGCCTGCTACGGATAAGGCCTCTTTACCTGAAACACCATATTGACTAGTAAAGGAATCTATTGCAAATAAAGACTCTGTTTTTAATTTTTCTGCAATAGCCTGCTGTCTTAACTGTAAAAGTTGATCTGGTGTTCTTTGATTAATTAGTTTGTTTAGGTCAGCGGTTATTAACTTATTTAATTCCGAATTGTTTTCTGGCTTTTCTGGAGCTTCAAAACCAACACTACCGCCAGCTTCATAACGGGGAATTCCTTTGCCACTCGTTATTTGACGCATTAATTCTAAATGCCCATTAAGTTGACCTGTTCCCTTGTATTGGCTTAGTAGCTGATTTATATAATCATCATCGATATTACCCATAAAGCTACGTATATACTTACTGACCATGTTAAAGTCTTCATCATTAACATAGCCGCCATTAGCATAACCCTTTGTCATACTACGTATCGTATTTATATGACCTTCTAACTGTCCAGTTTGCTTATATTGTTTTAGTAAGTTATTGATATAGTCATCATCAACGTTACCCATAAAGCCACGAACATAGCTACCAACCATGTTAAAGTCTTCATCATTAACATAGCCGCCATTAGCAAATGGTGAAGCTATTGATCTATAATAAGAATCTAATTTTGAAAGATAAGGTTGTGCTTTGTCTATAATAATACCAGTGTCTTTGCCGCCGGGATTTATACGTCTATTTATTACCTTTGCAATAGAATTAATATCTTTTAAATTATCTAGCCCTTTTATACGCCGCACTAAAGTGGTAACAGCTTTAGTATTATTATCGCTGGAGGAGGCTAGCGCTTCTGGATCATTTTCAAAACCTGCTTTTTTATAGTTATCACGACCAGTTGTTTGTAACCAGCCACGACCTCTAAAGCGATAACCATCACCAACTCCTGTGTTTCCTAACTTATATCTCTCTGATCTATTTACATCTGCATAAGCAAAATTAAATAAAGATTCAACTGTTTGTGTGTTTGCAAAATGTTTTATTTCATCCCAAGTAAAGTTTTTAAAAGGGCCGCCAAATAATTTATCCCATTTACCCCTAGACTCTAAACGACTTTTATATTTATTTTTAATTAAAGCATTTGGGTTGGGTGCCTCGTCTTGTGCAAGACCACCTGCAGACTCTTTATCAATAGTTGCTCGTAATCCAATATAAGAAAGAGGAGAACTCCAATTAAGTTGCTTGACTAATGAAGAAAGAATTGTGTCTTCAGGAAATGCTTTACTAATTACATTTCCATCTTTTGATACATAACCACCTGTAGCAAAAGCAGGTAATCCATTATTAATACGCTCTAACAAGCCTCTATTTTGAGAGGTTGCTTTGGCATTAACAACGTATTCGCCATTTGAAAGTCTAGCAAGAATAGAGTCAGATGTTCCTGTTCCTTTGCCGGATACCTTACCGCCTGTAGCAAGGCCTGAAATTGGATCTACTGTAAAGTTACCACCAGCAGAATCAGAATTTTTACCTTTAAATGAATTAATTGAAAAGATACCTTTAATTGTTTTACCCAACTCTTCAATCTTAGATGACATCCAATCAAATATTCCTGTAAAGAAAGATTCAATTGCAGGGCCAATCTGCTCTTGGAATAACTTTTTAATCTTCTGACCCCAACCACCCTCTTCACCAAAGAATACGTTATAAATCAAAAAGCCACCCGCTGCAACACCTAGTGCTGCAAGGATTACTGGCAGACTTAAAGCACCTGCTAATGCAGCTAGCATTGTAGCCACAGCACCAGTTATGGCACTAACAGATGGAAATAGCGCACCAAGTAAAGCAGTACTTAATGCCAGTCTAGTCAATGCAGCTTTAATTACAGGTAAACTAAATGCAGAAGCAACCCATGTAGCTGAGGATAATAGCTTAGTACCTAACATACCAGCAACTAAGTTTGTACCAAATATGATACCTGTAGTTATACCTAGTTCAGCAAAAAGCTTAAGCATTGGATCTTCTATGCCAATATTCTTAACAATATCATCTGTAAAGGCCAGAGCTATTGCAATACCAATACCAGCAGAGGCAATAGATAAGGCTCCTTTAAATGCCCTACCAACCCTTCTACCTGCCGTTTTACCTGTTGTTTCACCCTTTTTAATATTTTCTTCGTTTTTAGCATCGTCACCAATAAAGTATTTTACAAAGTAACCGCCAAGTGCCTCTTGCGCAACAAATTTAACAAGAGAGGTAATAGAACCCATAACTGCTTTTGACAAAGCGCCTAGCTTACCAGTTAGTAAGGCTACTGTTAGTGTTCCAAAGAATAGCCCAGAAAGTAAACCAGTTAAGTTACCAGTGCCAGCAAAACCAGCTTCTTTTAATAAGTTATTTCCAAAACTTACAATTAAATCATAAATTTCTCCAAGGGCCTTGCTAACTGTAGAGGGGCCTTCTTTTGCAAAGTTATCAATAACTCTCTTTAATAAAGAACCAAAATACTTAGCAATTTCATCAGTAGCTGCTCGAACTTGTGATATATCAAATGATTCAATTAAGAACTTAGTACCAATTGTAATAATTGCCAAGTTTCTAAAGGTGCTGTTAAATGCAAATAATAACGCACTTGCAACAAAATCTCTTAAATCATTATCATTTAAAAAGTTTCTAACATCTAATTTAATGCTACTAATACTATCTGAGAATCGTGTTGTAATACCTTCTGTTACGTTTCTAAATAATTGTTTTGCATTTTCAAAGGTTGAAGTGACAAAGCCTTTCATACTAGAGGTAATATTTGCAAAGAAGCCTGAAACGGCTTCGGGCGCAAGTAATGCCCTATCTATCATGTTTACAAACTTATTTTTAACTACATCATAAAGCGCACCAAGGTCTTCTTGTAAATCTGAAATAGATGGAATTGCTGCTAGTCTAAAGGCTTTCCATACTTTACCCCAAGCAGCTTCTGCTTTATCAATTCTAAATAAATCTTTATAGTCTAATTGTTCATAACTTAAGTTTAGTTTAAACTGCAAGTATAGATTGCTAGTAAAATCTTTTATATAATTTGCTACTGCACTGAGCTTGCTAAGTAAAGGGTCAAACGCAACACCAATTGCAGAAACAGCTGCTATAACTGTAACTTTAAATTTATTAAATTCTATAATACCTAATTTAACATTCTTTATTAGTTCTCTTACAGAAGAAAGAATCTTTTCTTTTATTTGATCTGCATTTAAATTTTTAAAAGTATTGTTAACAAGGTCTTTAAATAATTTCATTGGTGATTTAATAAGCGTTACTAACTTATCCGCCCATGCAAGTACACCGTTAATTAAATCTGGCCACGTTGAATTTCCAACAACCTCATCCCAAATACTATAGAAAACATCTTTAATAAACTTTCCAAAATTACTAAATGAAGTTTTAATTCTTTCTAAGTTTGGCATCCACTTAGATAATTCTAGTTTAATATCAGTTAATGATATATTAAACTCTAAATCTGGTAGTACAAAGTCTCTAAGTTTATTAGCAGTATCTGTAAATACTTTTCCAACTTTTCCAATATAAAGCGCAGTATAGCCGTAGAAAAAGCCTATTTTACCAATACCTTTTGCTAATTGACTATCAAGACCTACAGTAAAAGATCTGATAGCTTTTTCAGTAGAGTTAATTACTGCAATTAGTATTCTACCAATACCTGAACCATTAATTAAACGATCATAAAGTAAATCAAAGGCGTCATTTAAGTTACGCATTGCGCCATTTAATGTGTTTACTTGTCTCTCTGCTGCACCTAAAAACCCATCAGAAGATTCTGATATTTGTTGAAATGCTTTATAAAACTTATTAAATGTTAAAGTCCCTTTTTCGCTTTGATCACGAAGTTCAGCCATGGAAATACCAAGCTGATCGGCAATCTTAGTAAGAGGTATGCCTGCATCTGTGATTTGATTTAATCGTTCTGCAGTAATACGACCTTCAGATGACATGCGCTCAAAGGCTACAGCTACTCTAAATAATTCTTGATCACTACCACCTACAGCCGCAACTGCATCAGCGATATTTTTAATTCCACGTTCTATTTGTGATTGGGACTTGAATAAAGAGTTCCCTGTTGTTGCTAACCGAGCATAAGCATCAGTTAGTGATCTAATACTAAATGGCGTCTTTGCAACAATTTTTGCTACTGCGCCCATAGCAGCTGCTGTAGCTATGCTGCTTTTTGTTACCGTTAAAAGTCTTTGTTCTAAAACTTCAAAACTTGCTGCTGTTTTAACAGCGTTATTTCCTACAATGGCAAGTGGAATCGCCGCAAATGCGGTCTTTGCGATATTGGAAAAGCTAACTATTGATCTGTTGATACTTTCGGTACTGCTTTGTACCGCTTTTAGAGATCCTTCTAATTTCTTTAAATCTGCTTGCGCTTGTGAGGAGTCTGACCGTACTTGAATTTGTACTGACATTCTATGCCTCCTTAATAAAAATGCCCTAGATAATAGCCATTATAAATGGTTACCATCTAGGGCGTATAATACTATTTTAAGTAATCTATCACTGGATCTTCTAGTTCTCCAATAGATATAAGTGTTTTCTCAATAAAATAGGCGGGTGCTTGATTTGAATTACCCTGATTTAAAAGGCCAATATAAGAAGCATCATTGTCAATGATACCTATTGTATTTCCTTTTTCTGAATTATCAAACTTATAACTCCACCTACTACGGGCATAACCAGTGTCTATAGGAGTAACTCTTGTTAAGGCTTCTGTTGCAAATGCTGTTCTTTCAACAACACTGTCATCTGCTATTTGTTTTACTTCTTCTTTTAGCTTTTCTAACTCTGATTTGAAATCAACTTTTGCAGTAAATTTTAACATAGTTAATCCTCTATTTCTATTTCCCAATTGTCACCACTCTTAGCCTTTTGCAACATACGCAAAAAGTTAGGATCCATTGACTTATTTGAGCTACGGTTGCCTTTATATAAAGCAGCCAAAGATGGGAAAATTTCTGTTGCCTTCTTTTTAACACCCTGCGCACTTAAAAGTAAAGCAGTCCTGTTATCTTCTTGCCAACCAACAGGTCTTATTTTAAAGAAATGTAGCCATCCTAAAAATTCTTCGTAAGGCATTTCTAGCAATTGACCAACGGTTATTTTTAAATTAAAGGCAAGTTCATAAATAACCATTTCTTCATCAGTTAGTTTCCCGCTTCTACTTCCCCGGCGGCTTGTTGACCAGCCATCCCTGAATACTGAACAATCTCTGCACCTAGTTTACTTAGTTCATCTAGGGGAAATGAATCAATTTCAGCATCCTTCAAATCCTTTGCTTCTTCAACAGCTAGACGAATCATTGCTCGCAAAACGCTAAGTTCATCACCTTCTTTGGCTTTCTTACCGTGATCTTGAATCTTCATGATTTCAGCTACTGATAGCTTTTTAATATTGACTTTATCATCCATAAAATCAACTTGTTTACTCATACCTTTACCGACTAAATGTTTCATACTACTGTTCCTTACTTGTTTTCAATAAATAGATGTTTGTTATTATCTTGGAATTCTTCTAACACTTTGTTTAGTGTATG